CTGCTCTAAACTTTCACCAGATGGTGCGGCTTCAGTATCTCCGATGGCTGCTTCGGTATCAGGGGCCACTTCCTGTTCTGCTACTGCTTCTGTCATTGCGTTTTCCTCATTTTAATTCGCATGGGGTGGTGCGTAGTTTTACTTAAATATGCTTCCAAGATCTTCTTGCCCGGGCATCTCTTATTGTGCCCACAGCCTTGTTTAACTTGGCCGCTAATTCTGTTCCGGTCAAATTTGACTTTCTAATGTAGATTACATCTGCTTCTGTTAGTGTAGCGTTGTAGCAATCTTCACCTCTGGTCATTCTACCGCGAATAATCTTGTCATCAACGTTATCTTGATG